TATCAACACGAGTAGCAGTCTTATAAAAATCTACATCAGACCAAATATTCACAACAATCAACTCCGCAATCCATAACAATAGGTAATAATTATATTATAATTCATGCTTATTGGTTATGCATCAGGATAAATATAAGAGTCTAGACCGTTTTTAACAGCAAAGTGATCTAAATAATTTAAGGTGTAATATGCACCATCTGGAATTTTAAACCAAACATAAAAGTTCGTTCTTATAGAAAAGCCATGCACAATCAGTTGTTTTTGGGCTTTTGCAGTATTATCAAAAGTTCTATGTAGCAATAGACTAGCCAAGTGAATTAATGATGTACCGTAGTAAACACCTGCAGAAGAACTAGATTTTATCCGATATTTAAATGCTTGCTTTGACTTAATATTATAAGTAGAAAAATATTTACCAATGGCAGCTTGGCTATGATGTGTCACTTGAGCAATATAAGTAATTGAATATCCTTGTCTATTAAGCCAACATGCACGCTCATAATGAATGTCCTCAGATTGACGTCCGATTGGCAAAAGTCTATGGATTTCTTGCATTTCAGGATCAGACTCAGGTACCTTAGTGATTGATCCAAACTGATTTTCTAATTTATGAATTATTACTAAAGCACGTTGGTAATTAGTTAATTTCATATTAGTCACTCGCAATCATAGAATTGATACTGTCGGACGCATCGATATACTTCTTAATTGCTTTAGTAGCAATAACTGACATTGGTTCGTTCATTCGTTGACAATAATCTTTTAATTGATCGTAAGTATAAGCATCAATTGTTACTTCCATCGTTTTACCTCCTGTAATTTTCATGTGTTCGGCAATAGATTTCATTATTTTAGCAGCTTCTTTAGTATCCATAACCAATCTGTTCTCCATCCACAATCATTAGTGCATCATGGACTGAACGAGCAACACCGTGGATAATGCCATGGCGCTGTAACATTTTGTGAAAAACAATCTGGTCAGGTCTTAATCTACCTTTTACATTTTTCACTTCAATAAAGAATATTTTTCCATCAGTCCAGCGAAATCCAAATAAATCAGGGAATCCAGATGGTAAACCAGTAGAAAAAAATCTTCCATCAGGCAAACGGATTTTACCGACATTAGCCCGAAATACAGAACACTTGTGTTTAGATAAGGCTACTTGAATTTCGTTTTGAATAGCATGCTCGGATTTAGTACTGTTACTACCTGATACAGATTGTTTGGGCATCTGTATTTCAAATGAAATAGAAATCTTATTGCCAATCCGCTGAGTGTTGATATTTTTCACTTCAGGTGAAAATGGCAGATCAAAGATAGTTAAATTATTCATTAGCATCACTCTTCTTTACATTAAAAACTGCATCAGCGGTATTCTCACACATTTTTTATATGTATCATTTTCAATATATTTTCTATTATCAATTACCTTCATTTTTATGCTCCTTAAGGTATTTCAATCCCAAAATGCTGTATCCTGCTAAATCTAGTAATGTATCCTCTAAGCTTTCATCATTTTCTTTAAGTTCACCCCTTTTGATAAGGGATGAAACTCGATTGAGTTTGTCACCTAGCCGAATTTTAAGAACTAGCAAGCCGTCTTCATCCACAGACTTAGTGAAGGCATCGCCATAAGCATCATTCTTTTCTTGCAGAATTTCAGCCAAATGATTTGTGTAGTCCTTAAAAGGATTAGATTCATTTATCGGAATAATTAATTCATGATCAGAATTTCTAACTGCTTCAATTTGACCAATGAAATCATTTAATAAAAATTCTTGATGAAGATTCAGAAATTTTAATCCATTATTCAACCACTTTTTCTTAGTTAAATCATAAACAGGAACGTAATTACCCTTTGCAGTAATAAATACAATTTTGGAAAGATTATTTACATTGCATTTATCTATACAATCTGCATCATTGTCATATTCTGCTTTTAAATCAGAATCAATCTTTCTAAGTTCTTTAAATATAGTCCAAAAATCGCTGTTCTTAGTAATTTCAACCATATAAAATCCTTTCTAATCTTTGAATTAATTGATTAGCATCATTTTTATCGTCATAATCAATTAATCTGATAATTCCATCTTTGTTCACCCACACAGGTGGTGGGTTGTGATATTTAAATTCGATCTTGGTACCGTCTGAGTAATACCAAGAATTTTTAGAATATTTGATCATTTTTCTAAAAGAACCATAGATTGTACAGATTGATAATCAACTATAAGCCAACTACCATTTTGGCCTTTGATGTAATAAAAGTCGTCACCAATTCCTGTTTGATCATTAAGCATGTTCTTTAGTTCAGATGGATCATAATAATTTGCATCAAAACGGAGCTTATTACCGTTTTTAAAATTTATTTTTAATATCATTTTTATTAGCACTCTCCTTTATTGACTGCTAAAAGTGATAGTTGCAAGTGATAGTTTAAATAGCCTTAAACCCTTGAGGCCGTAAGCAAAGTGATAGTAAGTGATGGTTCTCTTTATATTCTTTTTATATAGAAAAGAAAAGAAAAATATAATATATATAGTAAAAAACTCAAAACTATCACTTAAATCGCCTCAAAGCCTTGTTGCTCTAAGCTCAAAGTGTCACTTCAAACTATCACTTAGTGTCACTTATGTATCACTCAATTCCATTTAAAACGGGTGTCTTGCTTAATTCGAATACCTTCATAAACTTTGTAACCATCTTTAACTTTTCGGTGAAATTTCTTAGTCATTTCTTTACCGAAACGAGTAAGCGTCATTTTGTATTCGTTAGCATCCGCAGCCCAATTTTTGTAGGAATCGTATAACTCTCCACTCTTAGCTGTGAAGCCAAGGCCAAGTTCACAACAGTCTGCTACAAATCCAGATAAGACATCCATTTCTTCACGGTATTTTTGCGAAGCTTTCTTGATTTGTTCTGGTGCTTCAAGTCCTTCAACCTGCCACATAATTGCACCTTCGACAATCCAGTTAAGAATACCCATTGATTCGGTCTCAAGCTTGTATTTCAAGTTACGATCAATCTTGTCTTTAAGTACTTGATAATCAAATGGAATTAAGATTAATCTTCTCCAGATACCTTCATCAGTGCCTCGAATTAAAGGCTTATGGTTAGTAGCCATCCAGATTTTGTAGGATGGTTGATATTCAAATTCCTTACCATACATTTGGCGAGCAACAATTCGATCCCCACCAGTAAGTTGCTTAACTAGTCCTTCATCTAATCGTTGACCTTCGTTAGCTTCAGAACTGATAACCATCCGACTTCCTTCAAGTCGGGCAATGTCTGAGTTAGCACCGTTGTTGTTGTACTTAGTCATAATGGAAGAAACATTCATTGTTTTTGCATATCCGCCAGCAATATCTTGAACTGTGTCTAACATTACTGACTTACCATTACGGCCATTGCCATAAGGGATAAACATTACTTGTTCTTTAGTTGAGCCAGTAAATGAATATCCAATAGCTTTTTGAACATAATGAATTACTTCTTCATCATTTTGAAAAATCTGCTTTAAGAATTTACACCAGTTAGGACAGTCAATTGTGTCGGAATACTCAGCGCCAGTTTCTGCAGTAAACATTTTCTTAATGTCGTGTGGATGTAGTTTGCCGTTAGTAAGATCAACATAGCCACTTGGTGTATTTAGTAACATATCCTCTTGATCCCACATTGAGTGAGTAACAGGCAATCTGTGTTGCAATTCTTTGATTAAGTCAACTTTTGCCTTATGACTGCGTTCATGATTTACAAATTTATTCCAAGAGTTAATAATTTTCTTCTGATCTTTTTCAGGTAAAGATGGATCAATAGCAGGTCTATCTTTAGCTAGGTTCTTAATCACATGATCTGATGCCGTTTCAATATATCCTTTGATGTCTGGTGACCAATAAGAACCGTTGTAGATATACCACTCCTTATCAATGTAGGAATAAAGGAAGTTTTTGCCATATCGATCAATAAATCTTTGTGCCATGCCCATGTCATCTTGTGTATAGTGTTTAGGCTTTTGTTTCTTTTCATTGAAACTGAAAATATAATTGCCAGTGTTTTCAGAATTGGGGGTATAGACATTAGGTGTTTCATTGATTGCTTTTTGAAGTGTTCGCTGGCCATAGGTTGTTGCGCCATCTTGACGATCCCACTTATCACGGATCAGGCTAGAGCTTCTGAATATCTGATCCATCTTGTGAATGTCTCGTCCACACCAGAAAGCTAAGTCATTGGCAAACGCCATATCAGCTTCAGACTGAGAATTATAGAATTGCTCCCAACCTCCTTGCATGAACATCGTGAATCGCTTGCCAGAACTAGGTGAATCTTCAGCACGCTTGATAATTTCAGAAATTGGCAAATCAATTGCTTCATCATCAGTATTTTCGGGATGCAATGGTGTAACTTTGTCTTTGCCAAAACAAAACTCATACAGCTTAGTCATTGCTGGTTTATCAAGTGATTTAATTATTGGCTTGCCAATTGTATTTCCAGTCAAAGCAAAGAAACGACCCGATTCATACATTTCATAGTTGCCATGTCTACGATGTTTACCAGGAATTTTGCCTTTAAAAATCACATGCAGACCTTTACCAGATTGACTAATTTCTGTGTAAGAATTATGAGTTAATGATTTAAAGTGATTAACAAGGTTGTTTGGATCAGTGTCGCCCTCTTGATAATCTTCAAGGTCGGAATCAATGTGATCAACATCCAAACCTACGAAGCCATTTGCAAAATAGAATGCTAAGCCATCTGCTTGAGGGTATTTATGCAAAGCCCTCAAAGCAGTATCAAAGTCAGACCAAGTTCGCTGATCATTGGATTTCCCTGCGCCAAAGTTGTAAGGATTTTTAGGAATTTTTGTGTACTTTTCTCTTTCTGGGAGCCATTTCAGTTGGAACAGCCCCCATTGTTTAAGATTAATTAGCTCTTTAGGAATTAAAGAGTAGTTAGTAAATTTAGTCATTTGCTTCACCTCGCTTGCTAATTTTCAGTTTTAGTTTTGCGATCAGAATACCTGTTCTGGATAAATCACTACTGCCTTTTGTTAAAAGTTTTTCATGATTTATGATTGCTAGTTCTTTTCTTGAAATAGCCATCAGGTTATCTGGTGCAAAATTATTTCTATTACCATCTAAGAAAAGACTGTTTGACTTCTTTTTAGCTTTTTATGATGATACTTTTCCCAGATATATCTTTGATACAATTGCCATTTATGTTCAGCTAGCTTGATATATGTATAACCGTCTTTGTGCTTAACAATAGCGCCAATCTCTTGATATTGAGGTGGCTTTTGCCCTTTTTTGAATCTTGTTTCAACTGATCTACCACCAGGGTTGAAGTCTTTACCTTTATTCCAAGGTGTCGTGCCTTTAACAAACTGGCCTTTACTGTTTCTTCTTTGCGTCATGAGGTGCCTCAACTCCAATCATGTGAGGAAGTTCAGAATTTGGATCAATTCTGTTATCCATAAACTTAGCAGCATCGAGTACAACTCTGGCGTTATCAATAATGGTTCGAGAAACGTCAGTCATTGCTTTGCTACGATTGATTTCCTTAGCCATTTCTTCATTGCTAATGTCATCGCTGTCCAATCTGACTAATTGATTAAAAAGCATGTCGTTTAAATCTTCTAATCTATTGCTAGCCATTGTTACATTTCCTTTCTAGATTTAGAAGGGTAAATCATCATCATTAATTTCAGTGTCGCTGCCTGCATTGCCTTGGAATGGGTCTTCTTGTTGAGTATTAGCAGGCTTTGAGCCTTGTAATGGGTATTTAGTTGGTCTCCATGTATTTACAAAACAACTATTTTGCTTACGTTTTTTGCCATTGTATTCATTAGTATTAACACCAACTTGGACTCTAACAGTCTTATGTTCACATAGTCTCATGAAATCATCTTGGGTTTTGACATCAGCACCATCAGGAATACCAACCGCTTTAGCAATGTAATTTAAATCTGATTGCTTGTAAGCACCAGTATCATTGCCATTTGCATCTTTAGCAGTCCATACTCTTACGAATAAATGCTGACCATGATGCTTAGCATTGGTTTTAGCTAATTCTGGCACTTTATCTAAGTCCTTACGAACGATCATATCGAATACCATACATTCATGACCGTTCTTTGAACCATCACCTTGAACTGAGTGAATACCCATTTCATAAGTTCCTGCTGATAAAATTGAAGTATCTGTTGCTTTCTTGTAATCTACGTTTAAAAATCCTGCCATTTTAGTTGTCTCCTTTTAAATTATCTTTTGTTGTTAATTACAATCTTTACTCGATCATGTGGTACATAAACCAGTTGATCGGGATGTTCAAAACAAGTACTTATCATGTAGTAGATGTTGTCGCCAATCATCACTATGCTTTCTTCATCTATATCTGAGAGCATATAGCCTGAAAAACCATCATTTCTTTTAAGAATGTGAAAGTAGTGTCCGCTATATGAATCATAGAAAATATCAAATTCTCTTAATTTCCTTGGATTAATGTAATTCTGATTGTTTACTTCAATTCGCATTACTTAAATAAATCCTTTCTGCTTAGCTTTATACCATGCCCATCCTGGCTTAAAACCATGTAATTTCCCATATAAGGCTAAATCTCTAAAACTGGTTAACTCTTCTGGTTTCTTAGTAGAAATGTAGTTAATGTGTATCTGCTGAGCTTTAATCGCTTGTAACTTCTGGTCTTTTTTTTGTTTTATCTTACGAATTTCTGCCGAGAAATCATGACCACATAGCGGGCAAGTAACATTGCTTGCTTTAATTACCGCAAAACACTCGGGGCAAGTCTTAATAGCAATTGCATCAGTATTACCCCCCTCTCTGTGTGGATGTTTGGCACGGCCGTTCAAAGTCCAGTGATACTTGGTATCAGGCAAGCCAAAACGTTCAAAGTTGCCAACTTGGTCAATGATTACGGCATGTTTGCCTTTTTGATACCTCATTGCTCTCATGGACTGCTGCAGGTAAATTACCAAACTCTCAGTGGGTCTAAGCAATACTACGCATGAACAATCTGGCACATTAAAGCCTTCGCTGACTAAATCAACATTGCATAGTACTTTAATCTCACCGTTTTTAAAAGCTTTCATGATTTTGTCACGTTTACCTTCAGGAGTTTTAGCATCTGCATGAACTGCGTTAATTCCTGTATCCCTAAAAGCTTGAGCCACTTCTTTGCTGAAACTTGTTGAGTGGCAGTAAACAATTGTTTTACGATCCTTAGCAAACTTGAGCCATGATTTTACAATGTCACCATGTATAATTGACTTAGTGTAATTGTCTAAAGATTTTTTTGTATAATCTCCTGTTGACCCGCTTTTTAATGTTGATTTATTGCCTAGCTGGTAGCCGTAGACGGTAAATGGAGCAAGTTTATGATGCTCAATTAACCACTTGGTAGTTGGTCCTTGAACCATAGCGGAATAAATGTCTTTAAAGCCTTTACCAGATAGCCGCCATGGACTGCCAGTAAAACCTAATCTCGGCACGTCATAATAGTAATCAAAGATCTTACGATAAGTCTTAGCTCTTGAGTGTTGACTTTCATCCACAATGATTAAATTAGGCTTAGGTAAAATGTTTAATCTGTTAGCTACTTTGCCAACTGTCATAATCGTGCAGTAGTGTAAGTCAACATCTTGCTCGATGAATGAGTCTTTAATCTGTCTAACTAGCTCTTGACGATGCACAAAGAACAAAACTCTATTTTTCTTAAGTGTCGTTAAACGTGCAATTTCTGCTATCACAACTGATTTTCCACTACCAGGGGGGCTTACAATCAGCACGCCTTTATTTCCATTAGAGAGAGCCTTACGAGTTTCAGTGACTAACCTCTGCTGATAATCAAATAGTTGAAGCATCTTAATCATTCCACTCGAATAATATCGTCAGGATGTTTCTGAAATAAATCCAGTGCATCTTGCAATATCTCTTTACAAATTTTGATTGATCCTAAATCATGTTCTGGTTTAATCTCATACTTCTTGTATTTTTCTGGATTAACATTGAGTTCCACGATGCTTGCATAAACTGGATTAATCATGTCTATAGCTTTCTTACCTTGCCACTCGTAAGCCCAGCCACATGGGAGAGCTGACATCATATTGGAATAATTCCAGGAACAGCTCATATTCATTGAGCCAGTTTCATGGTGTTTCCAGTCAGGACTAACTACGCTGATCCAATAACTCATTGACTCTCACCAACTTTAAATAAATCTTCTGCTTTGCAGTTTTTTCTGTTGTCTAAGCGGTTTTTGGCATAAGTATCGATACTTCCCTGCATGAATAATCCACGTCCTCCCGATTGTGGATTTTGAATCATACGAGCTACTACATCGCAGTTACCAAGTAAGTAGTCTCTTGGGTTAGGCCTGATGTCTGGTCCGTATTGCATAAACTCTTGCCCTTTGGGATCAGTGATTTTATTTTGTGCTTCCCACGCTGTGACTAAGATATTAATATTCCACTTAAAGACATAAGCAATAAACCGTGTTAGATAAGTTGTCCACTCGTTGTAGTCAGACATTTTATTATCTAAAGTTGTCTTGGTTTCTCTAGCCTTTTCAACGAAGAATAACTTCTGCAAATTGCTTATATTATCAATTACTAAGTTGTCGTATTGACTTGGATCAAAGAATTCAACAAACTGGTTTAAATCTTCAATCGGTTTGTTCGGATCAATAACCCAAATATCTTTTTTGTCTTGCCAGAATTGAATTCTTCTAAAAGAATTATCCAAACTTAGCAAGTATGTTTTGCCCTTGAGGTATTTGCTGAGTGTTGTTTTACCAACACCAGGAACACCGTAGACAAGCCAACGGTAGTTTTCTTTAGGAGCATTTTTCCAATCAAATGCTGGCATTATTCCTCACCTGCTTGCTTGATTAAATCTTTGATGCCTTCAATGCTGGTTAGAAACTTGCTAGTAATTTCTCTTGTGTATTGTTTAACCATTACATCTCTGAACTTTTTAAATTCAGGTGTATTCTTTACGGCTTGATAAGCAATTCTTGCATCAGCATTATCAAAATCGCCATCAAATTTAACATCAAATTCAGTAGCGGCTTGTTGATCAATTAAGTCTTGTAAATTATCTAAGTTAGTCATTGTCTTTAATCTCCTTACCTAAAGCTTCATCACGTACTTTAAAAATTGCTTCTTCATAGATGCTTTGCACTACATTGCTCACATTTTCTGTGGGAGTAGCCTTGTAACTTCTGGGAAAATCAGGCTTGTTTCTTTGAAGGTATCTGATTGCACCAGCGTAGGTCTTACCTACTTTTTTGGATTCATAAACTAAGTAGTTTACCCAATCGTTAGTGTCATCTTGAGTTTTCTTGATCCAATTTTGAAAGTCTTTAAGATCCTTATCTTCCATAGTCAGCCATCTCCATTCCGTCAAAATAATCTTCAAGGAAACTGGTTAATTCTTCACAATTATCACAATTTTCAAATAAGTACTTGTACATGTCTTTGGCATCTGTGAATTGCCCTTGAATCATGAACTTATCAGGATCATCAGCTAATTGTTCTTCAATAAAATCAAGTGGTGTTCTGTACTTACAATCCTGACCGATTGCATGAACCGCATTTCCTACAACTACCGTCAAACAATCCCAACCAGCATAAAAGTCACGCTGCTTTTCAATTTTTTGGTAGTTGATTTCTTTAGCTAGTTCTTTTCCTGTTTTGACTTCCATGATGTTCTCCTAGTCTCGTACTGGCTTGTAACTACATCAGTAGTAGCCCAAATTTTGCTTTGTGTTTCTTTACTTAATTCCATTGTTACCTCCTAGAGAATCTGAAATAGTGCGTCCCAAAAGCCATATGATAAAAGGCTTAAGCTAAGAAGAACTACAGCAATGAAAAATTTAAAAATTGCATCATCCATATTGATATGATTTTGATGAATTGGCTTATTAAATTCACGATAAAAATTCTTATTTTGCATCCCAATCTATCTCCTTTCTGTGTTGTTGCATCCAAACTGCAGCATCTTGTTCAAAAATCGTCATTTTGCCACCCCGTCCTGGGTGAATGTTGCTACACCAATCAGGTTGGAATGGGTAGAGAATATTTCTTTTTACCCAAGCAGATCCGTGTGGGTAGCAGTATTTTTGAGCAAATTCTTGAATGCTGATGGTTCGTCCAACTATTTGATTTTCAGGAACGTAACCACGTTTTTTCATAACTAGATCAACTACTTGTTCTAATGAAGAATCTTCAATTGCTAGTTGCATGTTGATCACTCCATTTCTATAAAGTAACTAATTCTTTGAGTGCATCTTTAATATTTTCATAGTCCATAATTATTTCTCCAATTCTTTCTTAATTGCTTTCAGACCATCATTGGTATAAAGCCACTGAGGGACTTCTTTATCTGAATACTGAGACTTACTATTAGCCCAGCGACCGTACTTATTTTGTCCTGGCTGATCAGCTTTTAAACCTAATTTGTTGGCAATTCTTCCAACCATATTTGCTGTAATACCTAGTTTGTCTCCTACTTCTTTAGCGGAGTAATATTTTTTCTTCATGATTGGAATCGTCATTTCTCCAGTAATAGTTTCTGCTGCTTTTGCTAGTAAAGCTTGTTTTGAACTATTTGATTCAGTTGCCATCGCAATCTTATAAAGAATATTTGCTTTTCTAGTAGCAGAATTATCTTTCATAATTTTCAGTCGTTCTTGATTAACAATAGCTGGGTTATTTTCTTTAATCGCTACTCTCATGTTGAAGTAGTTATCTACTAATTCATCGTAGATATCCCACGCTTTGTCATCGTCAAGAATTTTGAGTAACTTGGCATATCCACGTTCTGAAAGTAGGTAGATATGTTTAGATGCATTGATTTGCCCTTGATTAAATCCGAGGTCACTCAATGTGACCGCAAAATTTTCGACTTTTAAATCTAAGATATCTATTCCATTTTTAAATCTGTTAAGTTGTCTCTCTATCGCTTGATTAATTGCTTTAACTGGTCTGCCATGAATCAAAGCAATATCTTTTACAAGCATTGCTTTCTTGCCTTCACCAAATCCACCTTCGATTCCCGTGAATTCGAATTTGCCGATTTTCTCGGTTCCTAAAACTTTTAAAGCTTCCATTTACTTTTCCTCCTTATCTTCTCTAGCTAACTTAAACAAAAATTGAGTAGTTACTCCTAAGTAGTCAGCAACATCTTGTAATGAATCAGCACGTGGCATACTTCTATCCCACTTGCTGATCATTCCGTTGGACATTTTTAAGTCGTGTTCAATTTGATAAATTGATTTGTGTCTTTCTTTGGCAACACTTTTAACTGCTGAATAAAGTGACATATTAGACTCCTTTCTTAGATTTTATATTGATTTATAATAGAATTTGTTCTATTATATGAGTATAAGAAATAAGCCAAATCGTAAGACCTATGCTTACAAAAGGCAGTTCAAAAGATTTTTTGCTATGTTTCCTTTGAACAGTTTTTATTATAATAGCCCGTTTTCTAAATTGCAAGCATTTATTTTAGATTTTGTTCTATTTCTTATGTCGCGTCAAAATAAAGGAGTATAAAATGAGTGCGAAAGACAATGTAATGAGGCTTTGGAAAGAAAGAAGACCTGATATAAAATCAGTAGCTGAATTAGAAAGGAAAATGGATTTAAGTAACGGAATCATTAGCAAATGGGAAACGAAAAAGCCTTCAACGGCTAGTGCACAAAAGGTTGCTAATTTTTTCAAAGTGCCTTTAAGTGAAGTCTTAGATGATGTTGCTGATGATTCAGTGGCATTGAGTAAAAATGATCAAGAACTTTTAGCAATGTTTAGAAAAGAAACCGATGGAATGTCAAATGAAGAAAAACAAGATTTTCAAGATTCTTTAGGTATTTTGATGAACACTGCAAAGCAAATTGTTAAAAGACGTAGAAAGAGTGAAAAATAATATGCCTGGATACGAATATAGATTAATACCAGAAGATTCATATGAAAGTAGCAATGATATTGCTAATTCTATAGTTGAAGATACTGCTTTAAAATACAATGTACCTAAATCAGAGGTAAGGTATCCAATGGTTATTAACTATCTTTATTCGATAATCGGGCCATGCGATATATGTGCTTATACACCTAATTTAATTTTTCCTTTTGAAAATAATGGTCAAAATGCTTTAAATGATTTTAATTATGGATTAACTGCTAGAAATATTTCATTTACAGCGCAATCTATTGATGAAGTAAGTACTACTTTTGCAAATAGAGTCTGCGGCTTTACCCTTTTTCCCGCTAGTGGACCAATCATGTTTTTAAATGCAAGTATTAATACTTGGGGAAGAATAATATTTACTATTATTCATGAGCTTTCACATGCTTATCAAGCATTAGACGACCCCACATATAAAAGTTCTGTTGCTTTAATAAATGCGCAAAAGAGCCAAGGAAATCCTTACCCTGAAGAGCTTCAGCCTATTGAAACAGAAGCTAATATAATTGCTTCAAATGTTTATGTTCCAGAAGATTCATTAAAAAAAGAAATCATGAATAAATCATTTAATCAAATGAAAGACATTTATGGAATGAGCTCAGCAGCATTACATAACAGACTTAAAAACTTTTTGCATTATACTATTGGAATGTCAATTAATGCTGCTTTGGAATATACATTAGCATTTAGAAATAATAACACGATAAAAATGGATATTTGTCGAAGCTATTGTATTCAAAGTCTGCATAACCCTGTTGTGTTTTAAAACGTCCACAGTGACGTTAAACCTGAAGTGTGGGGGTTGAAGATAATGAAATCTAAAAGATTTTTACTGGCATTTATAATATCTGTTGCTTTTGCAAGTTTTGGTATTTTAGCTAGGTCAAATAATGTATCTGCTATTAGTTGGGAAAAGACTTATAAAGCTATCGTTACTCAACCAAAAACGGTTTATTACTATAGCTATTATGCTAAGAATAATTGGAAGCAAAATAAGAGCAATCCCAGAACTTTGAGAGTTGGTCAAATGATTCATGTCACTAGAATGCGTAGAGTTGGTACACGAGTTACTGGTATTGGCATGGCTTATCACAATAATGCTGATAAGCTAACCATGTGGCTCACTCCAAGTTTTAGCCAATCATGGTATGACGTATATCAAAAACACGTTTACCTTGATGCAGGGTTATTTACTGGTAGTTCTCATAGAATTGGTAAAACTTATCATTTTACTTGGAAGCAATACTGTAAGCTCGTAAGAATGGGCTTATGGACTACAGATATTAATAATAAATCAGCATGGTCACAGTTACGTGCTTATGCAAGATCTGTTCAGTAAAACAAAAAAGCCCACCTACTGCTGGAACAGTAAGTGAGCGCAAATCAGTAAACTTAATAATACTTATAATGTAATAGAGTGACGAGAAACCAACTGGCATTGGCTTATTTCGTCTACCCTATTTTAGCAAAAATAGGAGTAAAAATAAAATGGCATATGTATATAAGCGTGATAAGAAATGGGCTGTTAGATACTCCAAGCGTGCTACAGTCTGGGATCCTAAATTACAAAAAGAGGTTTCTAAACTTAAGCAGAAACAAAAGGGAGGCTTCAAGACTAAAGTTGAAGCACAACAGTACGGTATCAAAATGGAAGCTGCTGCTCTCTCTGGTGTGGATGTGGTGAAGAACCCTGCTTTTGCTGATTACTGTGATAAATGGATCAAAATTTACAAGTTGCCTTCTGTTCGCCCTGCTACAAAACTTACTTACAACAAGCGTTTTAAGTATATTAAGCAGTTTTTCGGTACTACTAAAATAAAAGATATTGACCGTACTATGTATCAGAAGTTTATCAACTGGTACGGTGAAGATCATGCTACTAGTAGTACTCATAAAATGAACATTTTAGTAAAAAGTTGTGTTTTTGCAGCTATTGATGATGGATTAATTAGTCGCAACTTTACTAATCAGATTACCATTCATGGAAATGACGATAAAACTAAGAAGATTGAATACTTAAATGAGCATGAAATTAAAGCATTGGTTAGTGAGCTAAAAACAAATTTGCAGCCACGATATACAAGCAACTATTTAATTTTAGCTGGTCTATATACTGGTGCAAGGCTTGGAGAATTATCTGCTCTTCACTGGTCAGATATTGACTTTAAGCATAAAACAATTTCGATCACAAAATCATGGAATCAAGATCGTAAAGAAATGGGTAAGCCTAAAACCAAGAATTCTGTTCGTAAAATTCCAGTAAATGATGAAATTTTAAACATTATTAGCCAATTGAAAGCAAATCATTTTGATTTTGTTTTTGCTACTTCAAGAACAAAAATGCCACCCACTGCATGTGCCGTAAATGATGCGCTTAAACGGAATTTAAGTAAGGCTGGTATAACTAAGCAAGGGTATCATTTTCATTCATTACGTCACACTCATGTAGCGTATTTGATCTCTCATCATGTAGATATTTATTCGATTAGTAGAAGACTAGGTCATGCTAAAATTTCTACCACACTGGACATTTATGCTCAGCTTTTAAAAGAATACAAAAATAATCAGAATGATAAGATCATAAAATCTTTAAATCAGCTTTGAGTTAGTGTGCAACAAATGTGCAACACGGTTAAAATTTCTATGGTTTTCTAAAACATCAAATCTCATGAAATCAGTACTTTGCGTTTCTTCAGACTTCCTAAAAACACATATTTTAGTTCAACCAAGGCTTTAAAGTCTGGTAAAGTTACTCGTGCCTAATAATAAAAACCTTGTTAGATCAATGATCTAGCAAGGTATTTTTTTGCCCTAATTTGTTGTTGTGCAACATTTGTGCAACAGCCTTTTTTTATTTTTTTCTTCCTTATATTATAAAAGCCACTCTTAATGAGTGGCTTCTTTTTTATCATAAATTTTAGCTAGTAAATTTACACGGCTTGCTTTAGCATCATCTAACTTGTTTGGCTCTGAACTATAATGTTTTAAAGTCTGATATGGTATACCAGTTGTTTTTGATAATTCTTTGAGACGGGTACCACGATTCGATATGAGTGCTTTAGCTTTTTCAAGATCTCGCATGAATAAACCCTCCTAGAATTTCTTGTTAAGTCTGTGTTCAATATACCAAGCAGATGATTTTTCATTAGTGATCTTATCGTTCCAGCGGATCTTGAGGTAGTTAAACATAACCTTTTCAGCTTCTTTTTGCCACTTCTGATATGCACTGTCGGTTTCTTCATTTTCAACGCCAAAACCGTATTTATCAGTAATCTCATTATAGCGAGCGCTTAAGTTCCATACCTTTTGACCGCCTGCTTTGAGGTAGTCTTGCTTTACTTGTTCGTAGCATTTTTCAGCTTCTTCCTTGCTGGAAAAGTCAGCGAATAAGTAACCTTCGGTGTCATCTTGTACTTTATCTTCAAACGCTTGCTTGTCAGCAAGATCAGCACCCATGACAGGAGTTATAAAGCTACCGAATCTGCTTTGATCCATATCAGCAAATAGGCTAGCACGAATCTTCCATTCTAAATCCTTCAATTCCTTAGAACCATCATCTGACTTTTCTTTCAATTCAAGATACTTTTCAACTAGTTTTTCATCTTTGGCAAGTTGGTCAATGTATTCTTGTCTGATGTCATTAGCCCATTTAACTTGTTTTTCGCTACCTAGTAATTCTGGAAGTTTCATTTGAATGCCTCATTTCTATGTTTTATTTCCTTACAACACTATAATATCGCATTTTGGTATCATGTAAAGAACTTTAGTATAATTTATTATACTTTTTTTGAATAAAAAAAGAGCTACCCAGGAATAATCCCAGGCAGTTCTTGTACTCGTAAGTTAAATAAAACATAGAATTTTAATTCTATAGTTACAATTTACATTCCCCGTGGGGTAAATAAATGAACTAAAGATATTATAACGCAAAAAAGCCACTCCAGACAAAACGTCCAGAGTGGCTTTTAAGCATAAATTTAGAGAGGTTGTTTTTTTCACTTCCTTCTATTTAATATTCAATTTTCCCTAGTAGTTTACCATATTTATCTTTAGCTACGATATAGCCATAGCCATTTGATCGTGGTTGTCTAAGCCACAGTCTAAGTGGCCCTTGCAAAGTAGCATCAAACTTAATTTCACTGCCTTTAGACAATTCTGCAATGGCGCTAGATTCAATGTGTGGCGTTTTATGAAGCTTTAATTTTTGTCCTAGTGTAAATGTGCCTGACTTCTTTTGCCATTTACTTTCTACTTTTTTCTGTGGATGTGATGCAGATTTATCTCCTTTAGCTAATTTTTTCCAGCCTTCAACAGTGGTATTAACTAAGTTACGATCCATGTTGTCCCCTGTAAATTGCCAAATTGTATAAGTCTTCCATGGTAATGTTGGTACATTCATTTTAGGAATACTCCAGCTTTTCCAATTCATACTTGGATAACATGCTACCCAAAGACCACAAAGTTTAGAACAGTTAGCAACCTGATTAAGTGCAGATGATTGAACATAGATCAAACACCATACGCCGCTAAGGCTATGAAATTCAGTAACAAAACGTTTTACCCAATTCTTATCACCCCAACTACGATTTTCATTGCTCTCCCAATCAACTGCAGGAACAGCTTCACCAATGTAATTCTTGGTGTTGTGGTAGAAATATTGAGCTTCCTTTTCAGGATTGCCCCCTTCACAGTAGTGATAAATTCCTAATTGTTTACCAGCTTTTTTAGCATGTTGATAGTCAGTATCACAATAATGATTTACATAGTGAGTACCTTGAGTAGCTTTAGTCATAACTATATCTGCAATGGATAGAGTGGCAAATGAACGTGGGCTGTATGATGATACATCAACCATTTTAAGCATTAGTATCAACCTTCTTATCAGTATCAGCTGGTTTATCTTCCACAGTATCAATTAAGCCTTGAGTTTGCTTCATAGTAGCTACACTCTTTTCAATTTCACCACTAATAAATGCACTTGAAGGATGTGGTAAGTGAGCTAAATCAAGGATACCAAGTACAGTGTTTAATACTTGAGTAAACTTAGCATCACCATCGCCACCATCCTTTTCAGCTTGATATACGAGTGGTTCAACTGTTTTAGCTACTAACTGTTCAGCTTTAGCAAGTTGATTGCCTTGCATGGCTTTACGGTCAATTTCCACCTTATTTTTAGTGTAAATAGCTACGATTACTACCAAAGCTACACTTGCAATTGTGATTACTAAATCCATGATTTGATTAATTGTCATTTTTTAACTTCTTTCTTAATTCATCATTATCTTTTTCAGCATCTAGCCATTTCTTCCTGTAGATTTCAGCATCTTGTGCTTTCTGTTTAATCTCTTCATCTTTCTGTTGAAGCAACGTGGTGAGTGATTGTTGCTTACTGCTATTAAAAGCTTTATAAAACAGTGTTATTGCACTGATTACACCACCAATTGCTGTAATAATATATCCCCAATTCACTAAGGACACCCCATTTCAGGCATCACAAGCGGTTAGATATACAAAGCCAAAGATGATCAGATCTCCCCATGCACTATGCCCCATTCGATAGTATGGTGTAAAGATACCGTGTGTTAATTGCAATAATGCTAAAATCATGCAAACAATACCAACTATTACAAGAAACACCTTACTTGCAATGATTAACACGATTTTATATTTGGTGTTATTAATGTAAGGAATCAAAAAAGCAGATAGCATGAGCAAAATCCCTAATAGGATCAATGTACAGTCAATATATCTGCTATTTTCGATGTTTTTAAACTGTGGAGGATAAATGAAGTAATGGCTATCATGAAACAGCCAAGTGCCTTTACCCAAAATAAAAAGACCAATTAACAGCTCACAATTTCTAACTGTTAATTTAGCCTTCCACTGGTTTAACTTCTTCATTGGTACCACCAACGATTCCCTGGTATTCAGCTTGAGTAATTAAGCCCATATCAATGTAACTTCTTAATTCATCTTGATTGATAAAACCGCAATCGAACTCAAATTTGTAGATTTCAAACATTATTTGTTACCTCCTTCCTCTGCTGTTGTGGTTGTTTGTGTTGTTTCAGTAGGTTGAGTAGCAGTTTGGGCTTGTTTTTTTAAGTCTTGCACTTCTTGCATCAACTTACCGGTTTGAACGTTTGACATAGTAACTAAAGTAGTAAGCTTATCTAATTTCTTATCAAGTTCATTATTTGATTGAGTGTTTGATTGGCTGTTTGACTTTAATTCAGTAACAGCATTTTGAACATCTTCCACAGTATGAAGTAATGCTTCACTTGAAGTATCTACCCATTCATGAGCTATGTAGTCATA